TTTATGTAAAGATAAAAGATAAAAGATAAAAGATAAAAGATAAAAGATAAAAGATAAAAGATAAAAGATAAAAGATAAAAGATAAAAGATAAAAGATAAAAGATAAAAGATAAAATATATAAAAATAATATAATATTACACTATAAATGAGTGTTGAAGAGTTATTAATTAAAATTAAACAATTGGAAGAAAAAAATGCAATATTGGAAAAAGAACTAAATGAAACAAAAGAACATCTAAAAAAATATACCGCACCATTAAGAAACATAATATACTATCAAGAAAATAAAGAACAACATAAACAACGTGTTAAGGAGTATAATGAAAAAACGAATTATTATGCATCAATCAGTGCCGAAAAGAAAAAAGAATACGCAAGAAGAGCATATTTAAATAAAAAGGAAAAATTAAAACAAATGAATGAAAAATTCCAAAAAGACGCAATTTAGATAAATTACACAATTAATATAATTAAATATAAAGAATAATCTTTATATATAATATAGAATGTCTAAAAGAAGTTATCATGATGTCATCCAATGTTTTGAAAAAGAAAATTGTAAATTATTAACTACCGAAGAGGAATATAAAAATATGAATAAAAGTCGTGTAAAATATAGATATATTGCATCGTGCGGACACGAACATATCGTTTTCTTTCACGTATTTTTATCCAGGAAAACGGGTGTCATTTGTCCGAATTGCGTAAATACCAGAAATTCTATAAAAATAAAAGAAAAATTCAAAGATGATAAAATCCAATATATTAGACAGGAATTAGCTTGTATTGAATATATTATAGATTTATTCAAAGAACATTTTATAATTAAAAAAGCGTTTGATGGTTGTAAAGCAGATATTATATTGAAACCCATAAATAATCATAATGATGAATGGATTGGAATACAAATCAAAAGTTGTAAAAAGCCTACACGAGATTATGGATTTCAAATAACCAACAAAGATTATTCAAATATCCTTATATTATGTATTTGTGAAGAAAATAAAAAAATGTGGGGAATACCATATGAAGCAGTAAAAGGTCAAGTCAAAGTAACTGTTGGACTCAAAAAATCTAAATATAATCAATATGAAATAACACCTGAAAACTATTTGGATAAAATCAATCATGTTTACAATACATTAAATAAATCAAAATATGAAACCATAGACACACCCATATGTATTTATCAACAGCGTGAAAAGGAATATCGGAATTTCCGAGAAAATATACTTCACTTTATTCAATTTGATAATAATAATATGGAAGGATTAGTATATGATTTCAAAATCGGAAATAAGAAAATACAAGAAAAAGTTGGTGGCGTAAACACATGTCGTAAAGGTACTTTTTTATTTACACTTGTTAAAAATGATGGTTTAATAAATAAAAAAAGAAATCTTATACAATACAATAAAGGTGATAATGATATTTATTGGTTAAATTGTGATAATCATAAACATTTCTATGTGATACCAGAAGATGTCTTGGTCGAACAAGGATATATATGTGATACAAAAACGAAGAAGAAAACGATAAACGTAAATCCACATAGTGAAAAATCATGTGTATGGTTAAAACCTTATCTATTTGATTACGAAAATATAAACAAAGAGGTATTATTAGAAATATTACAGTAGTAAAATCGTTTCAATATTATTTTTATGTTTTATAAAAATAATAAATGTCAGAACTCTCTATCAATAATTGTCGGAGTTCCATGATCGGCTTCAAAACAATCTATTAAATATGCATAAATTTCTAAATAAACGGAATTATCCGTATATTCACGGCAAGTATAAATATCCAGTGCTATATAATTCCGTTCTGGAAATGTATGGATGGATATATGTGATTCGGATAATAAATATAATATACTTAATCCTTGGGGACTAAATTCATGCGCTGCTCTATTCAATACCGTAAAATCGTATGCTTTACATATTGTCTCTAATAGTAATTCCATCTTTTTCAAATCATGAATTAAATTTTTATTGCGTATATTTTTTATATCACAAATCATATGTTTACCCGAAGATTTTTTATTACCTTCTGAGAACATTCGTATACTATTCAAACATATAAAAAATTGAAATGATAACTCTATTCTTTTTTATTCTCATAAACAACAGCATCCGATACTATCGTTCATATGTCATCCGCCTATATCAATCACGAATATATTACATTCATAAAAACATTTATTGTCAATAAATGTGTTTCCAAATATTGTAAAAAAATATTAAATTCTTCAAAAGACGATAATTTACACGAAGATTTCCAATCGACTTATATGCAAAATATTAAAAAATATATTTATGATCCGGATGTTTGGTCTAAAATTATGGCGGAATTATACACACCTATCCAATACTTAATTCATTTATATAAAACCAATGATTCTGATTGTCTGATTCATACCGATACCGAGAACGTATTTCTCATGAAAACATTTCAAGAATATATTGATAGTTCTATTACTTTGCAAAAAGTGGGACCGTATGACTACCAACGTTTTATTGCCTCGATGAAAGACCCCGAATTTAAAAACAATCTGGTTACCAAATATGAAGAATATATCTTTGAAAATAAAGTCAAGAATTATCTGGTCTATGTCGCGAAATTATATTTATCTATTAAATTTAATGATACGAATGTCACTAATTTTACCGACCGGGAGAAAAACGAAATTGAAAATTGTATTAATATTATGCCCTTTTTAGAATTCTTATGTAAGCGAGAACAAATGGGGAATAGTGGTAATGATTGGGTGGATGAAAATGGAGGTAGTTTGTCAAGGGTCCATAAAAAGGATATGGTGGTCGATCAGCGAATACAATGGATTGAAAATGAAACGATCAATTATATCAATGATAATATGTTTATGTAGAAGGGATTGTGATAGGTCTTAACGATAGTATTTTTTTTCGAGTGCTTTTTCTTCGACAATTCTTTTGGTACGAAGATTTTTTATTTCATCAAAATTTATTTTTTTCATATCTATGTCCGAGGCTTCAACTGTCTTCATTACGTCTTCTATTTTCTTACATAATTTACTTCGTTCATTCGGAGCAGCGAGTATCACGTCTTTTAATAGTTGAATAAATCTGGCTGTATAAACATGTGTATGTGTATTATATAATATTTTTATATATATCACTGCCAATGCATAGATATCCCACGTATCTATTGATTTGCATAATTCATGGATGAACTCTTTATAAGTTAATTTGCCATGGTTCTCAATATACTGATTTAATTTTATGATATATTCTTTTCGTTCTGTTTCATTGAATAATTCAAACATAGGATTGGATTTTATAAAGAATAAAACTTTTTCTTTTACTTTTTCCATATTTATTTTCTCCTCCATGTTTTTATTGGAGTTGACAATATAAGAACATATCGCTATTTCAAAACACCAAGGCGGATAATCAAATCCTTCCGTATAAAATACTTCCGACAAGTGATTTTGTAACATATTTGTATCAAAAGAGATACCAAAATCAATGATGATGGGTATATGTTGTCGCTCGTCATACATTATATTGTTCTCTTTCATATCAAAATGTACGATGCCATTGAGAAATAATACGCGAATACTTTTTAATAAATAAAAAAAAGTATCATATAGGGTTTCTATGTATAACGCTGGTTTGGTTCTCAATAGTTGTATGAAATATTCTTCTAAGGTGTTCTTCCCTACATATCTTAATTTATTTGAAATGATTTGTTTATTGTTTTTCATAAAGTCGCATTTGTTTACTTCATCCCATGATATATTCGCTACGGATATCGTACAGGTTTTCAATATGGGTGCGAAATATTTGTGATAATCTTTTATTTTTTTTATTTTTTCACTAATGGTGACTTCTCTCTTTGACAGGGCGGTTTGTTTTTGGACTTTTGTAATAAAATTTTCTTGATCTATTCCGCCTTTACATGTTAATGCGGGCTTGAATATACAACCAAAGGTTCCTCGACTCAATAATTTTATTTTATTTTGATTCATTTTCAGTCCTCCGTGTTGTTCTTCCATTATATATTATATACTATACTATATAGATTGAATATTTTATATGAAATACGAATATATTATTTTAGGTGGTGGGGTTGCCGGACTCTATACTGCTTATCATATCTTAAAAAAATCGCCTAATTCTTCTATTCTTATACTGGAAAAAGAGAACCATTTAGGTGGAAGAATACATACTTTTTCCGATAAATATATGACGATTGAAGCAGGTGCCGGTAGATTTCATGAAAAGAATATTCTTCTTTTTGAATTATTGAGAGAACTTGGATTGGCTTCCAAAATAAATGAAATATCCAGTTCCGCTTGTTTTGCTCCGGTTGAGAACCCCGGTGCATTTATGAATTCCATTTTAGATAGAGAGAATGTAGGTTCTCTTGATTTTTTGAGAAGTGGAATGGGGTTCTCACCTTCCCTTGATTTTTTAACTCCTATTTATAAATTATTCTTTGATATGGCGTTGGGAAAACAAAATATTCCGAATGCTGAACTTATTTTCAGAGTGATTGTCGCCAGTAAAGGAGAACCTCTTTCCAAATTACAAAATATTTCTTTCTTACATTTTGCTAAAGAGGTTCTCACAAAGGAAGAAATAGATTTCATTGCGGGGTCGTTTGGTTATTATTCTGAATTAGTGATTATGAATGCGGCTGATGCGATTTATCTCATGGAACAACATTTGACACCTACGAACCAATTTTATGGTTTGAGGGGTGGACTTTCCCAAATCATTGAGAACCTGGAAAACAAATTATTGAAACATAAACATATAAAAATATTGACAAATCGGATGGTAAAGAATATTCATTTTTCTAAAAACGAATTTACTATTCAATGTGAGAACCTGGATACAACTTATATTGGTGAAAAATGTATTTGTGCGGTTCCAAATGGGGTTCTCCAAAAATTTAGTATTTTTCATCCTGTGAAAGATTTATTGAATCAAATAGATTGTCAACCTCTTTGCCGTATCTATTCCCAATTTCCGAAGGGTGACAATGGAGCCGTTTGGTTCAAAGGTTTACCCAAACTCACTACCAATAATGATTTACGAATGGTAATTCCGATTGATGAGAAAGAAGGCATTCTTATGTCTTCTTATACAGATAATAAATTTGCCCGCGGTTGGAATCAACTTTATGAGAAAGAGGGAGAACCGGGGGTAAATCGGCGGTTGGTTTCGCTATTAAAAGAAAGTACGGGAAGAGATGTTCCTCTACCAATAAAATCACATGTATTTTACTGGGATTGTGGAGTCGGTTATTGGGGGGTAGGTGCCAATAGTGCCATGGTATCGGAAAGTTTGATACAGCCCATGAAAGAAATGAAACTATTTATTTGCGGAGAACCTTATTCTCAACAAAATCAGCAATGGATAGAAGGAGCATTAGAAACGAGTCAAAAAGTCATTGATATTTTATCTTTATAATATAAGTATTTCGAGAACCTTATTATGATTAGCAAATCTATGTTTTCCAATGAAGTGAAAGTGAATTATCATAGACCCATGTATAATCCGGTGTATACGAGTAATAAAATGGGAATTGGCGCGGGTGGTGCTGGTGAATTTTCACTTATTTCGGATTATGATTTAGTGGATTTAAAAGTCATTCAAACCTTTTATTCATCTAAGATTAAGGATAAGTTATACGAACACATTCCAAATGATTACGATAAATATATTAAATTGTATTATGCAATTGAGAAAATAAAATCAAAAATTACCAATCAGAAATTATTGACGATGGTGCAAATCGCTCAAGATACATTGCAAGGTGCGATTAATGCCTATGCACTTTATGGTACCAATATTGCTTTGACAATTGATAAAGTCGGTTTGAAGAAAACCATTGAAGATATTTTGAGTGGTAAGAATGAGAAATTCATTGAAATGGCACAGGCAACCGGTCAATTAGTGATTACCAAAACCTTCAAATTGGCGCCACTTTTCAATTATTATATTATTGTCTATGGTATGCCTGCCTTCGGTGTTGGTTTTGACCCTATTAAGATTAAGTTTTTGACGGATGTCTTGGTGAAGAATGGTATTAATCCATACAAATAGTTCCAGGGAACCTACGGTTCCCTCGGACGCTCCCTCCCTTTTTTATTTTATTTTTTATTTTTTTGGGGTTGGGATGGGGATTTTGGGATTTTGTTATTATACACAGTTACAGATTTCAACTAGAAACCTGGTATACATGTTGTAAAAGAGTAAATGATTTAGAAACAAAAATGGTATAATTATAATTATAGCAATTATAATTAATGCAAAATATACAAATTATTGATGATTTTTTTGATGCACCTATATTTGATGAAATTATACATAAAATAAATAAACAGCAATATGTATGTAAATGTATTCATAATCATAATTCGGATAAAACGACAGATATACCGTTTTGGAGATGCGATTTAAATGATGATTTATTTTTTGTAGAATATTTATCTACTATTATAAAGACAAAATTAGAAGAAAATTATTATTTAAAACGTGTTTATTTAATCGGACAAACATATCAACAAAATAGTAATTATCATAAAGATTCGAATTTAAGCACGAGCATAACAATTTGTTTATATATGAATGATATCGATATTGGCGGACATTTATATATTAAAATACCAAATCAAAAAGCCATAATGGCGGTTGAGCCGAAAATGAATAGAGTTGTCATTTTTCCATCTATTTATAGACATAAGGGTGTTGGTATAGAGAATGAAGATTTACGTAAATGTATAGCTTGGAAATTTGATAATAGTAGCAAAAATTATATTAATAAATTATAATAAACAGAATACCATAATACTATATCATTATAGTATTATGAACTTTATTGAAATACCAAATAAAATAGAAAGCAAAGTAAAAGCAAAAATTCATTCAAAAATACCCAAAAATATTATACAGGTATACAAATATAATCGCATTCATCCGCATATTTATAATAGTATAATGAAGATGTTAGATAAAAACCCTGATTATAATTATTATTTTATTACGTATGATATTTGTGAAGAATTAATTAAACAGCATTTTGATGAAAACACATTAATCGCTTATAATAAAATTAAGGTCGGTGCTGCAAAAGCAGATTTCATTCGATATATTACTTTATATATTTATGGTGGTATTTATTTGGATTTAGATGCGAGTATTGAAATTGAATTAAGTAAATTCATATTATCTAATATAGATTATATTTTTTTTTACCGGTTTGTTGAGGATGTTAAGATCGTTCAATGGCTAATCATGACAAAACCTAAGAATTTTATTATGAAACAAATTATTGACGAAATGGTCCGTAGAATAAATATGAATAATGAAACAAATATTTTTTTAGCAACGGGTCCTACCTTATTTACAGATGTAATTTATAATCTCATATTTAATACAAATGTTTACGATTATTTGAAACATTCAACATTATTAGAGCGAAAAACATTTTGTTTAGATGTCTTATCAAGAGTTCACTTTGACGGTATATTCTATGATATGTGTGAATATACAGAGCAATTCAAATTTAGAATGCCTGGATATACTACCTCTATGTTGTATGTAGATGAGGAAAGATTTAATCGTAATTCTAATATTTTTATTGCAAATCCAAAAATGTTTCATGACTCTACTACGCAACTCATTTCTTCAAATGAACCAGATAATTGTTTCGTACAAAATCAAAATGAAATTATGATTTCTCTTTATAAAAATTCAAAGCGACTTATTTATGATAATATTACCCTTGCAAAAATAGTAAATACAACGAATAATGATTTTTCAAATATAGATGGTAACCATAACCAAGACACGAATATAGAAATCAGTAAAATACTTTCAGAAATGATGAATAATTCAATTACAATTAACGAAATCATATATAATTTTATAAAGCATTAAACTATACTAAAAACCATTTAAAAATACAATTCATTATAATTTATATTGATATATGGATAAAATTATTGTTTGTGAAAAATTTTTGAAAGATGATGAAATCACTCGAGCAAAAGACATTGTTTTTAATAAATCATGGAGGTTCGGTCATCAATCTACACATGAAAAATTATATGCGAACCCATTTTGGAGTATGGATTTGGATGATGAAGATTATTATTCCAAGTATCTTTTGAATATCATTGAAAAACATTTTTCAAAAAAGTTTAAATTATTGAGAGTATATGCGAACGGGCATACTTTCGGTCAAGATGGCGCTTATCATATAGATTCTGATCTACCGAATGCATATACCTTCGTCTTATATTTATCAGAGATTAACCCCGAATATGTTGAAACTGCTGGTGGTAATTTATATTTCAAATTACCAAATGAAAAATTTAATATTTGTTATGAACCTATTTTTAACAGGGGTATATTTTTTCCATCTAACTACGTTCATAAGGGATGCGCTTTTAATAGATATGTTATGAATCTTCGTATTTCAGTTGCATGGAAATTATTAGAAATTATCGAATAATATAAAGATTTTTATATATGAGTAATATGAATGATATACTTTGCGAGAATGGTATACAAATTTTTGATAATTATTTAAATGCGCAAGAAATGGATATATTATCTGAGATACTAAATAAAAAAATGTATAACTTCAATCATAATTCTGGTAATAGAGAGAAAATTGTAACTGAGTTTTTTTCGTTTTATAATAAAGATGATTTTTTTACCAATTATTTAAAACATAAGATTGAATTATCCGTTAAGAAAAAATTAAATATAGTCAGACATTATATGCATATACAAACATTCGGACAAGATGGTGGATATCATATTGATGACACTGGCTCTAATAAATACACATTTTGTTTATATATCAATGATGTATACTCCTCATTATCCGATGATACAACAATACAGTATGTAAATCTTGACGAAACTTCTGGTGAATTTCTTATTAAAATACCAATGCAAAACTATATTTTAAGTATTGATACATTGAATAATAGAGGTATATTTTTTCATTCTCAATTTATACATAAGGGCATGGCATATAATCGATTTATTGATAAACCTCGTTTATGCATTACGTGGAAATTTGAAGAAATATATATTTCATGAAAATACATAAATATATAACATATAATCTTATATTCATACAATGGACGAAAATAATATTGATAGTGATATCCAGCTGAAGAAATCGACGGAAACATCATTTGTTGATACTTCTGGTAATTTATCCAACATAAATTCAAAACCCATGCCTACTGATTATACTATTTCAAATATTCAGGGCTATAACGTCACTGAATATAAAAAATATAATATATATATTATTGAAAATATTTTAGAAAATGATTTTTGTGATGAGTTAGTCAAGACAATTAATCTATTACCTACTACAAAAATGTATTATAAACAATATAACAATGTGGAATGTCATATCTTTAATATTCAACAATATTTTGATATCACGAATGAAACTTCCTATTGTTTCACTACAAATCCAGAGGAATATTCTTCGATTATGGATAAAATTAAATCTAAAAATTATTCTTCTATGTATACAAACAAATTAAACGGTGTTTCAACCGATACTATACGAAGTCAAACCGATAAATTGAATGAAAAAATGGAAATTTTACAACAAATATTCAACAAAATGAACGATAAAATAAAATTACATCATACTGGATTTGCTTATCGCAAAATTTATGGTAGAACGCGTTTACATGTTGATGGTATTAGTGAAGTCTTTGATAGCAACATTCATTTTCTCAAAAACAATCATTTAAATGATTATAGAATGATCCGTAACGCGTCTATCATTTTTACTTTAAATGATGACTATCAAGGAGGACAATTTAATTTTCCATTACAAGAAGTCTCAGTTAGATTAAATAAAGGGTCTGTTATTGTATTTCCACCATATTGGACGCATCCTCATGAAGTTAGTGGATTAGAAAATAACACTTTTCGTTATACAGTTAATACCTGGAGCGCTCAGCATGTATAATATATTATTTGTATAAATATATTAAATAATATCTTGTAATATTATTCAATATGACTACGATTAAAGAATATCCGAATATCTTACCTAATATTTTATGTCATGATATTATTAAATATTTCAATCATGAAAATGTCAATACGTTTTTAATACCTAAAAATAATTCCAAATGGAATAAGACAGAGATCATGTTATATAAAATGCTTTTGACCCATATAAATAATTTTAAAAAAGAATTGTTACAAGAGTTAAATAATTCGGAAGTTTGTGATATTTTTTCGGCGTTAAATACAAAAATATTTCTTGATAATTTCAAAATGATTAAACTTTCCGCAATGGATACTGAGACATTTTTAAATAATTATGAAAAAACGAATAATCGTTACAATTTATTGACATTTATTTTTTATTTAAATGATGTTTCTAATGGTGGAGAAATCATATATAAAAATGATACGATTATTAAACCGGAAAAAGGGAAACTTGTTATTTTTGCGGATAATCTACCGAATATGTATAAGTGTAAATTACCTCTATCAGATAGTCAGTACATAATTACCGGTCAAATTACAGAAGTTATTTCTTAAATAAAATATATAAAATGATTTCATAATGTATATGTAATATAATGCATGAATTTATATATCAACGTTTGAATTGTTTGGATGATAATATTTGTAATGAAATTATTCATTTATTTGAAAATGATCCCAATATAAATGAATTTTGCGAATTATGCATCTATCTTGATATGAAACCCAATAATATTTGGAGCAATATTAAAGACCAAATTATTTCTATTCTTATTGCACAACATTACAATTATTTTCAATTTCTATTTAATAATCAAGTGTTTTCTCATTTTCATTTATTCGAAAAAATAAATACCAATTGTTTCTTGGTAGTTAAATATAAACCAAATGAAATTAAACAGTCGTTTAATACTTCTACAAGTACTACAAATTATTTTGAAAATTTTTTAATTCATGATTCAAAACATACATTGTTTACATTCATATTTTTTTTAAATGATATTGATGACGGCGGTGAAATAAATTTTTTTAATTATTATAATATTAAACCCGAAAAAGGTAAATTAGTTATTTTTCCATCAGACTGGTTTTTCAGTCATAAACACAACGTGCCTATTCATACCGATTTGTATATTATTAAAGGCTTTATATATATTGATAATTAAATAAAAATAATATAAATGTAATATGCTTGTTATATTTATATTCATGACAGAAAATAGAGAGATCGTAACAGTTGAAGAACAAAAATCTATTGTTGAATGGACTACTCAAAATTATACCAAATTCAATTCAAAAAATGATACATATAATATTAATTTGTTGTATTTAGATAAAATTAATGACGTATTTCAAAACGAAGCCATCTATAATACTATACAAAATATTCGAAATAGAATAATTGAAAAAGAAAATTTACATGATAATGAAAATATTGAACCTTGTAAATTTTTAACGGATTTCTTATATGTCATTGAACCTGGTTATAGATTGCATTATCATATAGATACTCATAATCATAAAACGAATGTTCTTAAACAAACCGGCGTTCATATTCGCTTCAATGTTTGTATTCAAGCGCCCGATAATGGAGGTAGACCTATATATGCTGGTAAAACATTGGAATTGAGAGAACGCAATTATGTTATTTGTCGTTCTGGCATTGATTATCACGGTAGTGAATGGATATTTGGTAATAAAAGTAAAATCGTTTTATCTTTTGGCTTTATGGTTAGTAATGAAGTATTACCAAAATATTCGAATAGAGAACCCATTATTGTTAACGACTATTTAATAAAATCTTGGGAATTTAAACATTGTGAGTTTGTAGTGAATGACCTTAAATCACTTGATATTCATAAAAGATATTTATTAGATATTTCTAATTCAAATTCTTTCAATTCATTAGAAAAATATATTTATAATTGTTTTTTATTTCATTCGAAGAATAAAAATATTGATACCGGTTCTTGTTTTATTGAATTCTTTTTGGCTAATAAAAAGGATGGATTACCTATTCAATATAATGACGATACCGAAGAGTACCCCGTTTTTTCTATTTTATCTTTTTTCAATGATCCTCGCTCACCTTTATTTTTTACTTCCATTACTAATGATGAATATAAATATAAAGAATATACGGATGATAATACATTTTATATCGCTATACCCAAACAATATACACATATCTTATATGATAGTTCTAAATATAATGGATGGTTAGATACAAATAACACTCATGACGAACCTTTATTTTTAAATATGAATGTGTGGAATGTGAAACCTTCTACTATTGATACATATGTTTACCCACCGTCTGATATTGATACGTCAACGAGTACTGATATTATTTTTTATGATAGTAACAATATTATTTCTAGAGAAATTTTCGATCCAACTATTTTTGAAAATATTTTATATAACAATCATTTCAATCACTTATTGGAACTAAACAGTATAATTTCTGATTCCGATAAAAATGCGAATATTATCAAGGTCGAAACACATTTAAACGAACATATCGATTTTTCAAATGTCTTACAAAAATATGGGGATATTGCTACTGATTTATACCCTTTTTATAAAGAAGGTTATGTTAATTTTATGGTGACTAATCGTTTTACCCGAAATAAATGTTTACAAAAGTTCTTATCACTTGATGTTTGTTATTGGATCATTAATGAATGTGAAAAAACGAATAAGTGGATAAATAGTCCGTATAAATTATATGAACTTTATTTAAATATTGAGAATATGCCTGCTATACTTAGTTTTGTTCTCTTTATTTCTAATCATTTAATTACTACAATTTTGAAACAATATAATATTCAAAATAATAATATACCAATCAATATTAGAGATATTTTCGTTGCAAAATATTCTAAAAATAGTAATTCACAAATGAAATATATTGATAATACATTCTTAACAGCAACCGTACAATTAAATGATACTGCTGATTTTGTTGATGGTGTTATTCAATTTAATGATGAAGACAATGTATTGATAAAACAAGGTGAATTATTTATACATAATGGAAAAAAATTCAGGACAAATGGAGGTGTTAAGGATGGAGTTAAATATGTCCTCGTCTTTTTATTAGATATTAAATTTTAATTCTTTATTTTACACCTTTGCTAATATAATAATCTGGTGATTATTATATTCTCTATTCAAATATTGTTATTATTAACGTTTTTGTTTTATCCATTTCTTTTACCTTTTCATATAATTTTGGATAGGTTAATGATTGCAATTCTTTATTGTTTATTTGTTTCAATACAATATACATATTGTCATCTAAATCTTCGGTTTTTAATACCATATTTACATCTTTTAATTTTGTGATTGTATAGTCATTTGTTTCTTTTGTATATTTCAGATAATTTTCTATCTTTCCAAAATAGTCCATTAAATATGTATTTAAAAAATATAAATTATCATAATATGGTATTAATGTTGGTTTTCTATCCCATATATTTATATGTAATATTTGCATTGGTACGCTGCTTTCATCTTGTTCTAATATATTGAAATTTGTTGCATAATACATCTCACCATCAAATACAACATGTTTTCCTTTCGTTGGTATTGTGATTGCTATTTTTTTATTATTTGGTATAATCGTTCCGTTTTGAATATCTTCTTTCTTTATGTCGGTAATTATCGTTCCAGTTAAATTATCTGTGAAATATGTTCGACTACACATTAACGGGACTTTTCGAACACCATTTAATGAATCTTCGTAATCATCTACCGTTTGTTTTATATTCAAAGAATAATTTATATTTTTTGACCACCAAAATTGGATATGATGTTTATTTTCATCGTAGGTTATATTTTTTGCTTTAAAATTAATCATAGCTAAACCATATAGTACTTTTTCTAATACATTCATATTTGTCGTTTTTGTATTCAATAAATAACTACATATACTATTTGGTCGCTGTAATGACATGAAGAATTCCATATCTTCTCTGTTATAATTTTCTATCAAATATGTTTCGCAGACGTCCATATATATATAGTTGTATTTATATTTTTTTATATTTTTTTGGTTATTATTTTATAATTTTTATACAGTAATTATTCCATATATTATACACTGTGTTTCGAATAGTTTTATATTTTCACAATAATTAAAACACCAAGATATCGGTATCAATACAAATCTCCCTAGTTTTGGTTTTATTTTATAAGTATCCCAAAATAATATTTCTCCATCATACTCATTTAAAAACCATAAAAACAAAAATTTATTTATTTCTATATTGTTTGGTTTCATTTTTTGTTGTATTTCAACATTGTTATTTGTTAATTTTTGTTTTTTTATTATTAATGGTGTTCTGGTACTTATCTGCGGTATTTTTAATTTGTAATCTATCGTTTCAAATCTTCTTTTATATAATTCTATATTTTCATGTAATTGACGTATTAAATATTTTTGTATTTTTCCATAATTTTCATTTAATAATATCTCTACATGATTTTCATTTATATTATTCACATTGACATCATCTCTTATGTCTTTTTCAAATATTTCTAATATATCTTTACATAATTCTTTTGTGATTGAGTTGTCGATTGAAAATATGTGTTCTTCTTTTTTTAAAAATGACATTATTTATACTAATAAATCATATAAATATTTTATATTAATTAACTATAATATATAATATGTCTAATTATTCTTATAAGGGTATTTCTTTATCTACACTCGTTAAATATTTTAATAATACCGTTGTCAATAGTGGTAGTAATTTTTTGAATAATGGATCGGCAAATACTTTTACTGTAAATGTAAGCTATTCCGAAGAATTTACTAATTTAACCAATGTTAATTCATTTAATGGTAATTTAGGACATTCTATAAAAAATACTGATATTTCTACATATGCTGTTCCTGCATATGACACTTATGGTTCAGGTAGTTATTCGTTAACAATTCCCAGTTGGTGTACTAAAATTCGTATGATTTTAGTTGGCGGTGGTGGTGGCGGCTATGGAGGGTCTACTACGTATCATCAAGTTCAACATGTACATCAAAATAGTACTATTCAAATTAGTAATAATCACAACAATGATGATGTTAGGTGTACTCTTGGCTGGGGTGGCATGGGTGGTGCTTCGGGTAGTTTTGTTTATTTTAATAATTATCCGGTTACCGGAGGTAATTCTTTACAAATACAAGTGGGTGGTGGTGGTGGTGGGGGAACTACTTTTAATCCCACGAGTGGACCTGGTTTTCTACTTCAAGGCACATCAAAATCGTTTCAGGCGATCCAAGGAAGTGCCGTCTCGTTTACTACTTATGGACCATCTCAAGGTCAAGATACGAATGTAACATATGCGGGAACTACGATTGTAAGCGCAAAAGGCGGTGGTTCAGGAGGTCAATCCACACAAGCAGCAGCTGCCTATGGAAACCAAGTATCATACGTCCAAGCATATGGCACGAATGTGGTTAGTACAACGGGTTATGTTGCAAGTACTAATCAAAATTATAGTGCACAAACACAAGTCCAAGGTCAGCAGGTCGATCTACAAAATTTCCAAGGTTATTTTTCTTATGGTATACAAAGCCCTATCGTAAGCTATAGTCAGCAATATACGAATTATGGACGCGGAGGTAATGGTGCTAGTGCTGGCATCTTTACAACTGGAGGACAAGGTTACTCCTACGGTTTTGTTTTTTACGGTCAAGGCGGACAAGGTGGTAATCAGGGACTTGCACGTGTTTATTATTTAACCAGTTAAATGATTTACACCGTTGAAGTTACTAGTGACGATTTCAAATGACGCTCCTATGGAACGTGCTATTTTAAACCCTTGGTAATTTAAAACGCCGTTTTTATAAATTATTTTTTTATAAAAATTATTTAAAAATGTATTATTATACTACATTAGTAAAATGAATATTGAAGAATATGTCAATAAAATTAAAATATTAGAATATGAAAATATGCAATTAAAAAATAAACTTAAAACATATACTGCTCCAACACGTAATACAAAATATTACGAAACCCACAAAGAAGATATTATACAAAAAACAAAAGAGTATAAGAATAATCTTCCACTTGAAAAGAAAAAAGAATACGCAAGACGAGCATATTTGAAAAAAAAAGATAGAATGAATAGTTTGAAGGAAAATAATGAAGAACCTAAAAATGAAACTATTTAGGAAATTATATATTTATGCGTATAAATATATAAAAATAAAATATTTAGGTAATATATAGGATGGTGAAAAAGAAGAAAGTTGAAGACCAGCCGAAAGAAAAAGTTGTTAGAAATGATGTGAAACAGCGGAAGGAAGATAACAAAAATACTGATTTTACGTGTATCAAAAGTTCATGGAAATCTTTTTGTAAAAACAATCTTTTAGCAGATACGATTGTTAAGGATATTTTACCCAAGATAAATACTATTAGTTTTTTATCCTACAAATTGTTAAATTACCATTTTGCTCGGTTATTAGAAGAAAATAAACCTTTGCCAGTAATAAAACAAAATCTTTTCTATCAGTCGTGCTGTATGGTTTCACGACTAAAATATACAAAAGATACTACCGATACCACAGGTGAATTGTATAAAAGTTTTTCACAAATGAAGGAATATATAACCGACGAATTACCAGCACGTGATTATTTATGTTTAGGATACATTACTAATTTGAATAAGTTGCAACTTACAATGTCAAATAATCATTTGAAATTGAACTTTTACAATCGTTTTCGTAAATATTTGAAACTACGAACTGGTGAAACTGATAACGCATTAGTATATAACTGGTTGAAAGATATATATGAACCGAATTATGAAGGAAAGAACGTATTTGTTTTGTATATGCGAAAATGGTTAAAATACATACCTACCGAAACGAACATAGTAAAGCATTCTAATCATTTTGTTAAGATTTATTATTCTATTTTGAAAGAGTTTGAAAAATACCCAGATACGAAAGGAATAAGAACTTTCACTTTATTACCTCATAAACATGGATTTACACAATCACATATCACAATTTGTAATGCTGGGTTAGAAAACACACTGAAATATATAGCAAATGAATTGAAATGTGCGAATAATAGCGTTGAAAGTGGATTAGATGTGAAAAGGTTTGAAGAAAATAGCGACCAGTATTGGAAAGAATTATTTAACATTACAAAATATGAAACAAAAAATAAAAAGTTTGGATATACTATTTTAACGGATGGTAAAAGCGTTGTATTACAAATGCGAAAACCCACTCAACCAGAAAAAATATCAACAGAATATACCGAACAACAATACGATAACTTTTTAGGAATTGACCCGGGTATTCGTTCGCTAATTACTTCCTATGATACAAATGAAAAAGTAATTCAAGTATCCACCAGAGAATACAGACACAAAAGTAAAATGATTTATGCGTGTAAGAAACGTGAAAACTGGTATAAAAGATGGGAACATTATGAAGCATGGAAACACATACCTACTATAAAAACCAGTAAAACAAGTGTAATGAAGGAATATTTCAAATATTTATTTCCACGAATGAATACATTTACAGAGTTTCATATGGAGAAAGGGTTTCGCAATTTGAACTTTACTTCCTATTGTAGAAGCAAAGCAACATTAGCGAAAATATGCGAACGTGTAAGTGGTGGTAAAAAAGTAAAAACATTAGTAGGTTTCGGCGATTATTCACAGCAACATGGATTAGTAAAATCTCACCCAACTACACCAATTTTACGATTGAAACGAGAGCTTCGTAGGTATTGTAGGGTGGTTGATATTGATGAATACAAAACCAGTAAAACTTGTTCTTCGTGTAATAAAGAAATTGAATTATACCGAAATCGTATTCAGCGAAAAAAGAAGGGAGTGTTAGACCCCATAGCAAAAATGTCTAATATCCATAGCGTAATCCGTTGCAAACACAACGAGTGTAAATTATGTTGTTGGGATAGGGATATCAATGCTTCCAAAAACATATTAGGATTACTTCTCGGTCAATACAGAGGAGAAGATAGACCATTATGTTTTAAACCAGAAAAAATTGCCGTGAAACCTCGTAAGAGTGATAAGCGTGCAAAGGCGTGTAATTCGCCATTACTAACTTGATTTTTTTAATGCTGTGAAAACGGCGTTTTAAATTACCAAGGGTGTAAACTATTTGCATATCCTTTGTAATACAATCCAGAAGTACTTTTTCCTTTAGTAGATATGCCTAAACCAGATGCACCAGAAAAAGAATTTAGTGAACTAAATGCCATAATAATATATTATAAAAATAATATATTAATTTTACAAAACAAATCTATATAGAATATCTATATGACAGATAATTATTCAGATTGTAGTGCAAATTATAAAGTATATCTGCAACGTCAAAAAATGCAATTGCTAAATATTCCGCCAACACGATTTACACCCATTTCACCATACCCGGCCCATACGCGGTTTCAATTAGATATGCGCAGAAAAGCAGAGATTTTGAAATATAGTGCCGCAAAAACCAATACAAAAACCAACAATTTTACAAAATCAGAAAAATGGGCTCAATTAGTAAGTGGTAATTTTCAAAGACGAACCTATAGTCAACAAGATATAACAAATACTACGAATAATTTACTCGATTGTTCATCCAATGAAACTATATTAACGCCTACATCTGCATCTGGTGTTCCAGGTCCAATCATGTATTTGTATAATGATCCTACTGTTCCATTGTATAATTACGTAGTAAATCGATCCTATTCTATTTTAGATGATAATAATACCCAATCATGGAATATTAATCCATATAATGATATTTCATGTGAAAATGGCGATCAAACGTTAGTCAGTTTATTGGGTATACGAAAATATATACAAAATGATTACACCACATTCAATTTGACGACGTCAGTTGGAATATATGTGGTAGGTTCCGTCGATAGGGAAGGTAATTCAAGAAGTGTAACTCTTTCAATATCAAATATTGGTTGTGCAATCTATTATAATGATACAGTGGCAGCAACCCCTACCGTTACGACATCCGGATTGAATACGTTGACCATAGATTTAAGTAGTTCGAGCACCGGAACATTTAACGCAAGTTTATTTGTAGGGAATATTACAACGGACGATTTTACATTATATACAAAACCAAATATGGCATATGATATAAAGTTTACATTTACATTGAGTTATACTAGTGATGATGGTGAATCTTATTTTACATATACAAAAAAGGGTGTTTATTGTAATTTGTCTTCTTCCAATTATGAATTAGCGACAAATTGTTCAATTAGTGGAAAATCTACGGATACTCCATCTGGATTTACCCTTACTAGTAAATAAATATTATATATCAAATTCCGATAAAGCGCTATGTTTATTTTGCAAAAAATAGATCTTGTTTTTTATGTTAGTTTCAAAATTAGGTGGGTATGTCGATAGATCAAATTCGAATTCATCTAATCGATTAATAATACTATAAACAAATAGCTCGGTATTTTTTATTAACTCTTCAATATAATTTGCATCAATATAATGGCTCACTTTAAAAACATTTTCATCTACAATTGTTTTATGGTATTTATATTTAGTAATAACATCCTCATCGTCTTGATATAATTTGAAATATATTTGAATAATTCCCTTTATTTTATTGATAATATATTGGTATTTCATTTTATTTTCTTGACTCAATTCAAAATATGCATGAGTAGACATCATATCACCAGTTGTCATATTTTTGAATAAACGTATTCCGTTCGTCGTTTCATATATTTGTAAATCTTTGTTTACTGATTGGATAAAATGAATTTTTTCAATAACCCATTCCAATTCTTTTATTAGCGTTTCCTTATGGATTTCGTATAGTTCGCCATTTTCGTCTTTAATATATTTACATAATTCATATTTATTTTTAGACAACATATATTTTTGTAATTCTTTTTTAAGATATTCTTCATTTTGATATTCTTCTATATCAAATATACCTTTAGTTTTTTCTAGATATTCTTCTGCGTAATTTGACAATGTTTTTAATTCCAATTCTAGCGTAAATTTTAAATAAGTAGGCAAAATGACCATGCTGTAACTACCGCCTCGCACTCGTTGAATACCATATTCTTTCATATATTTTTTCACATTTAGATCAATTAATGCAAAATCTTGACCAATTTCAACCATATCAGTCACCGCAATCGGTTTATGTAATTTAGCAAAATCGTTCATTATTTCGAATTCGATTTTTACCTTTTCCATGTCGGTTTCCGTAGATGCATGTAATCCTATATTATCACCTTCCAATAAAATAACATATAAAAAGTAAACGCCAATTTCTGGTTGCATAATATACATATACAGTAAATTGTTTATGTATATTTTTTTTGAATATATATATGTTGTAAATTTTATGTTTGAGTAAGTGTTGGATTTAGACACATTTTTTGGTTAGGGAATACCTGTCCAGATAAACATTTGTCATGTTCGCCTACTTCAATACATCCACGTTTTCCTTGATATTCTCCGACTAAACACCAATTTTGCTTTCCTGATGTGATTGGTTTTTGAATAGGATTTTCAGTAGTATCTGCACGTGGTTCATTTCCAGTTAAAATTCCTCTATTTAATACCGTATCTAACGATTGTTTTGATCTTACATCAACATTTGATTGACTCGCGTCACGCAGTATATTACCAACTGACTGGATAGATCCTTCCGCAATATCAATACCGGTTTTTGCAGTATCTGCAACTACATCAGCGGTTTTATTTAGAACAGTTCCAGTAGTATAACCAAATATGGAAAGGATTTGCGATACGAGTGGTCCAAATATTTGTATAAAGGTTTGCATAATATTTCCTGAAATAGTAAGAATATTTATTCCTAAAAAGGAGAAAACCAGCAAAATAATTAATAGAATAATAATAATATTTTTATTGCTAAATAAACCACTTTCGCTGGTTTGTGTTAAATTTTGCGTAATGGCTCCTATGTTTGATTCTTGAGGCGAATTCATCTTCTATACAATATAATATATATTTGTATATATTTCGTTCCGTTATAAATAAAAAATTATAATTGAATATTAAAATGAGTGTTTTTAATTTTATCGAGACTTTCTTTTTTATAAGTTTAGGAATAACATTTGTATTAATATCACTTCTAGTATATCATTTTAGACAAAGAATTGTATTACTTGAGCAAAAAAATGATACTATGTTTGAGATTATTAACAATATTGTAAGTGAAATCACGAATATACGAAACAATTTTTCGTTCACAAATCCATTTTCGAATATAATTCAAAAAACACCAAGTTTTCAAGATACTAATTTTGAAATAAAGGATTTGAAAAATCATTTGAATGAAAGTGATTCGGATGAGGACAACGACGTAGAAGAGGAATCTGGCGAGGAATCTGGCGAGGAATCTGGAGAGGAATCTGGCGAGGAATCTGGCGAGGAATCTGGAGAGGAATCTGGAGAGGAATCTGGCGAGGAATCTGGCGAGGAATCTGGCGAGGAATCTGGCGAGGAATCTGGCGAGGAATCTGGCGAGGAATCTGCTGAAGACTCGGATGATGAATCTGAAAAAATAATAGTATCTGATGATGAACCATCTGATTTAGAAAAAAGTATAAAAATAGTAAATGTAAACATCGAATCAAATACGATTGATCTAACAGAAATGAATGATTTAGAAATAGATGAAATTAATGGAACTGACGACGAAATAAATATAAATGCAACTTCGATCGAATCTGAACCGATATTTGTTAATAAAATAGATGAAATAATAACGCCTTCTGCAGATGAAACAAAGGAATCCGGTGTTGATTCGAAAGACATATACAAAAATATGAATATTCAGAATTTGAAAGCATTGGTAATAACAAAAGGATTAAGTAGCAATCCAAGTAAATTAAAGAAACATGAATTAATTCAATTATTAGAAAATAGTGAATAATAATTCAAAGACTGAATTTGTATAGATATTATATATTTAGACAATATATAATATGTTCTCTTCCATAGGTGAAAGTTTAGACAATGCTTACCCATCAAATAAAGAAGTCGTTCCAGAATCCTCTTTAGGATATCATGCAAATAATCAATATGATAATTTTCCACCATTAATGAGTGACGGCCGTGCAGTAATTGCTTCATGGCAACCAGAATCGGTGACAAATAATCAAATGATTAAAGAAAATGGCATATCTTCCAATTGGCAATATCGTAAATATCTGACCCGCAATGCTAACCAAATAATGAAAATAAATTATGAAGAAGCATGTAATGACGTTGGATATATTAAACGTGATTATGAACCACGTAATACTACAAATCCATTTTTATATAAATCATATTTAGACAATTCAAAACCTTTTGGATATGAAACAAGTGATTTAAAAGAAACTTATTTGTCTCGTGAACAATTGAATTCGCGCAAAGTTTCGCCAGCAATTACACAAGAACAATTGTTGGCAAGCCAACAAAGATATGAAAAAAAATAATAGTAGTGGGACATCATGAATGATAATGATAAACTTTTTAGAAAATTCCCGTATCTGGTTCTCATTATTTGTAAAATAACTCGTAACAAACTTAAACAGTTGTTCAATCGTGTCAAGAAGATCATTCCAAAAATTAGGCGGTGTTTCAATTGACAGAGAAATTTTCAAAGGTAGAGTAAATTACTGCAATTTTTTGAGTGACAGAAATATCAATAAGATAACTCCAGACGAATAAAAAATATATATATATTATAATGAATAGATATATATTAAATTTAACAAGACTATCAACTCTTGGACCATCTGATGTAGGAAAATTGTATTACATCATTCAGAAAGATTCTGGAACAAAAACACCGATGGAATATGTGGGAGATACTGTTGGTGTAGACGGACAATTATTTAAGTCTTTTACACAGGTAAGATCAGACCAAAACATCTATGCTGAAATTAATTTACCACAACCTATTTATCATTATAATCCAGATGACAGCAGTTTTGATTTATATGAAACAAACCTCCCAAAAGATGCTTTAATCAATATAAGTTCTTATGTTAAATATAGGGGTGGGAAATTTCACAACAAACGCGCATATAAAAAATATACAAGGAAAAATAAAAAAGTAACTAAAAAAAGAAAATCAGAAAAACGTGTAAATTACAAAAAAATTTAAGAAGAAAAAACTCAACGAAGACAAATAGAAACCTATTTTGAAACAAATAAATATAAACAATACTATTGTATATCTTTATTTATGCGAGTGATTAGTTTTGATATTGGCATCAAAAACATGGCGTATTGTATTTTTGATATATCGGGGGGTATTCCAATTACTATACATGATTGGAACGTTTTAAATTTATTAGATGATGCACCCACCGCACAATTATGCACGTCGTTTACAGAAATAAAGAAAAAAAAGATCATAGAAAAAACCGATAAAAAATGTTCGAAAAAGGCAAAGTTCGAAAAAGATGGACAATGTTTTTGCGAAAAACATGCATCAACCTCTCGTTTTTTGTTGCCAAACAAAGAATTCTCTCCAAGTTCATTAAAAAAAATGAAATTAGAGGAACTACAAGAAATCAGCAAGAAGTATGGTGTGTTTCTAGAAAAGCCAATCGGAACAATACAATTTACACCACCCGAAAATATAATTCTTCCATCTACTAAAAAAGGGATGTTAGAGAAAATGCTCCCCTTTTTCGAGAAAAATGTGTTACAACCTCTCAAACCTTTGAAAAAAAAGACGGCCAACGATACAGATTTGGTATGTATCGGAAAAAATATGAAGAAAATGTTAGACGAAATACCGGGAATAATGGATGTGACACACGTATTAATTGAAAACCAAATATCAACCATCGCCTCTCGCATGAAAACAATACAAGGAATGTGTGCACAATATTTTATTATGAAATGCTCTCCAAATATAATAATAGAATTCATATCATCGGCAAATAAATTAAAAGATTTTAATGAAAAAACGATAGCAGATGTGGATGATAATCAAAAGGCAATTTACAAACAGCATAAAAAGGATGGTATTGTTTTTTGTAAAAAAATAGTGGAAGCAAATGAGGGATTTAGAGGGTGGGCACATAGTTTAGAAACATCAAAGAAGGATGATTTAGCAGATTCATTTTTACAAGGTGTTTGGTATTTAAAAAACAGAAATATAATTACTTATGCGGAGAACTTAAAAATAAATAGTGTATAAATATCATATTATATACAATGGAAATTATTGATATCGGTTTGAATGATTTAGAACCAATTTCATTAAATTTTGGAGATGATACATCATCCGGACCAAAATCATCTGTAAATTTTGGATCAGGCATTGAATTATTAATGAATGATAAAAAAAAAATGTCATCGTCAAATGTAAATATTGATTTAGGCGAATTGGACAAATTAGAAAATGAATTAAATGAATTATCTGGTATCGGAGGTGCAGGTTCATCATCATCGAATAGTGGAGAAACGAAAACCTTATCTG